CTTGATCCAGAAGATTATGTAAAAGCTACAAATATAGGAGAAGTTACTGCTGTTGTTCATAGTCATCCGACAACACCGCCTGTTGCAAGTCAGGCAGATAAAGTTGCGTGTGAACAAAGTAAACTTCCGTGGCATATTGTTAATCCTAAAACAAAGAAATGGGGATACTACGAACCACAAGGATATGAAGCACCTTTACTTGGTAGGCAATGGGTGTGGGGGATTACAGATTGTTGGAGTTTAGTAAGGGACTATTACAAACAGGAAAGAGGTATAGAGTTGAAAGATTATGAAAGACCAATTACTCCAGAAGAATTTATGAAAGATCCTTTATTTGAAAGCTATGCGTGGAGAACAGGATTCAGAGAACTTAGACCTGATGAAAAATTACAGTCTGGAGATGTTTTATTGATGAGTATTTTAGATTCAACTTTAAATCATGTAGCTATTTTTCTTGGAGATGAGGTATTACATCATTTAACCGATAGACTATCTTGTAGAGAGCCATACTCTCCTTGGTTACTAAAATGTACGGGAAAGAGGTATCGTTATGCTTCGTAAAATAAAATTATATGGAGAACTTGCGGAATTTGTAGGTCATAAAGAATTTGAAGTAAAAGCAGATACTTTAGCTAGTGCAGTTAGTTTTTTAGTAAATAATTTTGAAGGAATAGATAAATTTATGAACCCTAAGTATTATCAAGTAAAAGTTGGTAATTATGCGATAGATGAATCAGAAGTAAGCCATCCTATAGGTAAAGAAGATATACATTTTATACCTGTCATTACTGGTGCTGGTAGAGGTTTTGGAAAAATATTTTTAGGTGCTGCATTAATTGGTCTATCATTTTTATCTTTTGGAACTTCGGCAGGGATGGGTGTTGCTTTTTCTAAAGGACTTGCAAAAGTAGGTCTTATCCAAAAAGGCTTGTTTGGAGTAGGTGCAGCTTTAACTTTATCTGGTGTAAGTGATATATTGTTTCCATTGCCAAAGTTTGATGATTTTGATTCAGAACAAGATCCTAGATTATCATTTAGTTTTAATGGTATTCAACAAACAAACAGGGCTGGCACACCAGTACCGATAGTTTACGGAGAGATATTCACTGGATCGGTTGTAATCAGTGCTTCTGTAGATACTGAGCAGGTACAAGCATGACAGATATTAAACGTATTATTAGAGGTGCAAAAGGTGGCAGTCCACCACCTCCAAAACCTACTAGAGAACCTGATACTCTTCATAGTAGACAGTATGCAACTTTTCTCGATCTAATATCAGAAGGAGAAATAGAAGGTTTTGCTACCGCTTCAAAGGAAGGTAGGACAAAAGGTACAACTGCATATAATAACGCTGCATTAAAAGATGTATTTTTAAACGATACTCCTGTTATAAGAGCATCAGCAGATTCTACTAATATTGAAGATGTAGATAGGAATTTTCAAAATGTAACTTTTAATCCTAGATTCGGTACTGATAGTCAAACTCCTATACCAAACATAGATAGCAGTGTATCTACAAAAAATGTTGGTGTAACAGTAACAAAAGCTATTCCTGTAACTAGACAGATTACTAATACAAATGTTGATAAGGTAAGAGTATCTGTTACCTTTCCTCAACTACAAAGAGCAACTGATGATGGAGATTTATTAGGATCAGAAGTTCAACTACAAATATCTGTTCAATATAATTCTGGTGGTTTTACTCCTATAATTACTGACACTATAAAAGGTAGAAGTGGAGATGCGTACCAGAGAGATTATGGTATAGAACTTACAGGTGCATTTCCTGTAGATATTAGAGTAAGTAGAGTTACAGATGATGCTACAGACACTAATCTTCAAGATACTTTTCAGTGGACAAGTTTTGGTGAAATAATTGAAGAATCTCGTAATTATAACAACAGTGCTTATACTGCTTTACGTTTGGATTCAATGCAGTTTAGCTCGATTCCTGATAGAAAATTTAGAATTAGAGGAATAAAAGTAAGGATTCCAGGAGCAGGTGCATCTAGTTCTGGCACTCCAACTGTAGTCACAAATCAGGCTCAAGCAACTGCATTAGGACTTGGAACTGTAAGTAGTTTTGGTTTTATTCATTATCCAGACGGTTATATATTTAATGGAGTAATGGGAGCAGCTACTTGGTGCTCTGATCCTGCAATGGTGTTGCTTGATATTTTAACAACAAGCAGATATGGATTTGGAGATCATATAACAGATGCTTCACTTGATCTTTTTAGTTTTGTAAATGCAAGTAAATTTGCAAGCACTCTTGTAGATGATGGGCAAGGAGCACTTGAACCTAGATTTAGCTGTAATGTAAATATTCAAAGTCCTAAAGAAGCATTTCAACTGATAAATGATTTATCAGGTGTAATGAGATGTATGCCGATATGGTCGGCTGGTTCGATAACAATTACACAAGACAAACCTACAGATCCTAGTTATTTATTTAATTTATCTAATGTTACTGAAGAAGGTTTTTCATATTCTGGTAGCAGTTTAAAAACAAGACATAGTGTTATATCCGTGTCTTATTTCAACATGGATAGTCAAGAAGTTGATTTTGAAGTAGTTGGAGATAGTGATAGTGCTACAGATGTAGCAAGGAGAGCAAAACTAGGTACTGTCATAAAACAAGTAAAAGCATTTGCGTGTACTTCAAGAGGTCAAGCAAAAAGACTAGGTAAAGCGATATTATTTGCTGAAGAAAATGAATCGGAAGTTGTTGCATTTGCAACTTCTATTGATTCTGGTGCGGTAGTAAGACCAGGTGCAATTATTGAAATTCAAGATCCAGTAAGGGCAGGGGTAAGAAGAGGAGGTAGATTAAAAAGTGCTGCTTCGACAACTGTTGTCACTATTGATGATACTGCTGCGACAGATCTTGCTGTAGATACAGATGGCAACCCAACTGGAGATGCAAAAATATCTATTATCATGCCTGATGGAACAATGGAGGTAGGAGATATTTCTGCTGTATCAGGAGCAACTATCACTGTTAATAGCGTTGTAAAAAACAATACCGATGGAACGCAGACCACTCAATCTACTTTTAGTTCTGTTCCAAATGCAAATACAGCTTTTCTTATATCTAATGTAACTACTCAATCTCAATTATTTAGAGTAATAACAGTAGAGGAACAAGATGGAATAAATTATGCAATTACAGCTTTATCTTACGTTGAAGGTAAGTACGCATTTATTGAAGATGGAGAAGCATTATC